CGCCACCTGCTCGACGCGGATCTCCTCCATCTTGGCCTGGGAGGCGTACCCCTGAGCCGCAAGCTGGAGCTCTCGCTCGGTCTGCAGACGCGCCAGGGCAATCTCGTGCTTCTGATCAGACTTGTTTTGGAAAAACTCCAGCAGCTTGGGCAGGCCGCTGATCAGCAGACCACCGAGGGTCGAAAGCAAAGAGAGCATAGTTACCCCTTGGTGGAGATGACATCGTCGCCGCGCTGCACGGTGACACGGTCGCCTTCGACGTTGACCTTCATGGTCGGCTCCTGACGCTCAGGTTTGTCCAGCCGGCTGATCAACTCCTTGATGATCGTGATCTCCGGCTTCTCTTCCTTCTTGGCCTCGTTCACGATGCCGTTGACCATCTGGATCAAAGCCATCGTGGCCGTGGCCACCAACCCAATCACGGCCGGCAGCGCTTCAGACGCCAAGAAGGCCGACGACACCACGCCCACAAGCACCAGCAGGAAGATCCAGATGATGGCCGTCTTGCCGATTGACTTGGCAGCGACCTCCTTTGCCGTAGCCTGGGCCTCAAGCCTCTGAAGCTCAACCGCCGCCTGGGCCTTGAGCGTGCGCAGATCAGTCAGGTCCATTACTTTCTCCCTTCTTGGTCGTGTGCATCTTGTGCCACCTGTACAGCAAGAACGCGATCTGCAGCACCACATAGACCAACGTGGCCCACAGGATCAGATCGTTCACCTGGATGCCGGCGACGGTCGCGCCAGCCACCGTGACAGGCGGAGCGGCCTTCATCGCCTCCGCCGTCAGATCGGCCTTCTGTTGCATGTTCAAGCTCATGTTTTCTCGCCACCAAGTGGCCTCCAACTGTACCCAATCACCACCGGCAGAACATCAAGAACACGCCGGTCGTGACTACCGGCGGCGGCGTTGCCGACTCAAAGTACCAGCCCAGCGACCCGTTGTTGGTTGAGTTCGCTCCGGCGTACCACGTTGTGGTCAAGTCATAGGCGCGAATGCCCGTGATCGTCAGGTAGTCAGGCGTGGTCACCGCGCCCGAGGTCAAGACCAGCGTCGCCGGGGATGAGGCAGACGTACCTGTCAGCGTCAACACTCTTCCGGCTTCACCAGTGGCAGTGAAGCTGCCAACCGTCTGCGTTGTGGTGCCAAAGTTGATGGTGGTGGCACCAGTGGCGCTGTAGGTGTTGGTGATGTTGGCGAAGGTGTTGTTGCCGCTGATGGTGAGAGTGCCTGCGCCGCCTTGGTTGAGGGTGATGTCGGTGTAGGCTACGCCGCCGCCAGCGAAGGTCTTGGCAGATGCTGAGGTGAGGCTGATGGTGCCGGTTCCGGTGACGGTGAGGTTGGTGGAGGTGGTGGCATCCCATGAAGTCCCGGCGTCAGTAACGGCACACAGACTAGAACCAATATTTAATGTTCTAACATCAGTGCCTGAAAGCCTCCAAACTGCTGATGTTATTGAATAATCATTTGTATTAAATGTTCCAGATGTAAGTGTTACGCCATTAAGTCCTTGCGTTGTAGTCAAAGAGTCAAGACAAGATACGCTACCAGATCGCGCATTTATAATGACACCTTGTGTGAATGTTTTTCCTGCGCTTGTAATAGTTTGACTTCCTCGCCCGGCAAACGTAAATGACCCGGAGTTGCTCAAGGTAGTACCTGTACCGTTAATCCAGTTCCCGTGAATAAACGGAGCTTGAGTACAAGCCAAAGTCATCGTATTCGTCGTCCTAGCCGACATATCAATGGTGCCGATGTTGTAGCTCTGGTTGATGGTGATGGTAGCGCCGCTGTTCAGCCCCGTAGCTTCAAAGAAGCAGATGTCCTGTGCCAACGGGAAGTCGTTGATGTTCGGTGTACCGCCGCTGCCTGTAGCCCAACCAATAGCACCGCCCCAGTTGCCACCAGCAGCAAGGTTCCAATACTTGTTTGCCGCAGCCGTGAACGTGATGCCGCTGTTGCCTTTGCAGTCGCCAATGCGCGTGCCCGTCGCTGGCGCTGCCGCACCGGCTATGGTGATGTCTCTGAAGTCAACGTCAGTGAGGCTGACAGCAGCACAGGTCAGCGTGCGTGTGGTGCCAAGCGTGTTGCTCTGAACAAAGTGACGCATCGTGGCGTTGGTGCCTGCTGAGCAGGTGAGGGTGCCGGTGATGGTCTGGTCGGCTGTGACGCTGATGATCTTCAAGCCAGCAGAGGTGATGCCGGTGAAGGACAGGTTGTTGAAGCTGTTGGCTCCGTTGATGGTGACGGTGCCTGCGGATGTGCTGGTGAAGGCGACGTTGTAGAAGGTTTGGTTGTTGCCGGAAAAAGTAATACCAGAGGCGCTGATATTTAACTGAGAAGTTCCCGCATTAAAAGTAAAACTAGATCGACTGGTTTCTGTCGTATTAAAATTAAAACCAGATGATAGGGTTATAGTTCCTGAGCTAAATTTAACATCTTTTGTTGTGTTAGCGGGGGTTGAGCTTAGCGTTAATTCTCCAGCAGTCAGATTATAAGAAGAAAGATCGAGACTTCCTTCACGTATGATAAATTGACCTGTGCCACTGTTCAGCGCACTCCCCAACGCCCACTCACACCCCACTCCATTAACTGTCAAAAGTGAAGCCAACGTCACACCATTAGTCGTCAACGTCAACCCCGACGTAGACCCAGACAACGTAATAGCACCTGTGTACGTCCTCGTCAGCCCTGTCGCAGGCAGCGTCACGTTGCCGTGAATACCAACAATAGCTGTGCTGCCTGCCAGCGTCAAGTTGCCCACCAACGGCCCTGCAATGGTGAGAGCTTTGCAACGAATGCCGCCAGTGACAGCATTCACCGTGGCTGTGTAGGCTGTGGCGTTGGACAGGCTGTCGAAGACAACATCATCATGGCTTCTCGGCACAGACGCGCCTGAGCCTCCACCAGATCCTGTAGACCAACGAGCGGTGTCGCTCCAGTTGCCTGTGCCACCAACCCAGTAGCGTGTGCTGTCGGCAGGCTTGGCGGTCAGATAGACCGGAGCAACCGCAGCGGTTGCCGTGCTGTTGGCCCCTGCGTAGAACTCACCAGGACTTGTTGCAGCAAAGCCAATCGAGCCCATCGCAAGGTAGTCGATGCCAGATGTGCAGGCTCCAGCAAGGATGTGGCTGGTGCCCGTACCTGTGAGCGTGACGACGTTGCCCAACGTCCCCGTAATCGTCCATTTGCCAAAGGTCTGCGTTGTGGTGCCAAGGGCAATGGTGTGCGCTACGGTTTTGGTGGAGGCAAGTTCGGTGAATTGATTGTTTCCACTGATAGTGAGCGTGGATATGCCGGTGGCGCCGCCGATGGTGAGTTTGTTGTAGGAGAGACCGCCGCCTACGAAGGTGCGGGCAGAGGCGCTAGTGTCGGATAGGACGATGTTTGCGGTGCCTTTGTAGAAAGCTGTTGGGGGAGCAGTAGTTTGATAATTCCAAACTGAACCAGTGCCTGATAACGTCCATGTACCAGACCCCATTTTTAATATAGTACCTATATTTGTGTTCTGAGAAAAAAGACCTGTCGTGACGTTGTACGACACCGCATCAAACGTACCGGATGTGAGAGTCAGCGTTCTTGTAGACCCAAGCGACAGTGCATCAGCAAGCTGAACAATACCTGTAATAGCGTCAATAGTGACAGGACAACCAAAAGTAATGCCGTTACTGGTAATAGTCTGCGTTCCGCGTTTGGCGAACGTGATCGTACCTGTCGTACTAGATGACGTCACCCCTGTACCAAACTTCCAATCGCCATAAACAAACGGAGTGTTGGTGCTGGTGGTGAGCGTCATCGCACTAGTCCGCGCAGACGCATCAAACGTACCGATGTTCCAAGCAGCATTGATGGTGATGGTGCCTGTGACGCTGCCAGCAGCTTCATCAAACACCGCCGTGTCCTGCGCCAGCGGGAAGTTGTTGATGTCAGGACTGCCTCCAGAGCCCGGTGCCCAGGCTGTAGCGCTCCAGTTCTGTGCTCCAGCAAGGTTCCAATAGACGGTCTTCGCCGCAGGGAAGGTGATGCCGCTGTTGCCGCCACAGTCGCCTGCACGGGTCGGAGAAGAGCCTGCTGCGGTGCCTGCAATGGTGATGTCGCGGAAGTCGCAGTTGTCTGCGGCTAGGGTGCCTACGGTGAGGGTGCGTGTGGTGCCGAGGGTGTCGGATTTAATAAATACGCGACGAACTGCGGTAGCCCCAGCACAAGTTAATGTGCCATTTATGATTTGATTCCCATTAATAGTCAATTGCGCCAATCCAGCAGACGCAGTGGCGGTTAAAGTTATGTTGTTAAACGTATTAGAATTAGTGATGTTATTTTGTATATTAGACAAATCACTAAAAGATACATTATAAAACGTATTGTTTCCTCCAGCAAATACAAAATTTGTCCCTGTTACCGATATTTGCGACGTACCAGAGTTAATCGTTTAATTTATTGAGTTTGATAAAGAAACAGAAGTACCAACGGCGCTTAACGTCACCGTACTCGACCCCAATGTTATCGCCCTGACGTTGCTGTTGTTGGACGACAGAGTGCCTGCGGTGACGTT